GGGTGATGGAGTGCGTGTGTGGGACCAGTAATTTTAAAACAATAACAAATAACGAGATTTTTGGTTGGCTCTTTTGGCGTCCTTCGAGGATCTTACAAGTTTTCCTTCTTGCCACCGTTATGGTGGATTTCTAAATAATACCGTATAGTGCTGTGAATGGGACGCCGACCTCCGGTATGAGAAGTTCGGCGGCGACCGCGGCGGCAGTGAGTGCGGCGGTCCCTCCGAAGAAAAGTGCGGATGCTTTGACTATTTGATCGTGTTCTACTTCGGGTAAACCTCGTTGTGGTTGCTATTTGATGGGTACGGATGTGCCTTCGGCGCGAAGTTGTTGCTCAACCTGTTTGATGATAGCAGGTTTAGCAGGACCGGATTCTCGCGCGAGTGGTGCGAAGGGGGATGAGGCTTGTGGTGTAACCTCGAGACAGATACAGGTCTCAACAAGGTACGAAGCGTCCGTGTTGAGGCCTGTGCCAATCACGTGGGTGCCTACCCAATCGTTATCATATCCGATAAGTCCAGTGCCATAGAATGCGCTGGCGGTGCTGGCGCCGCCTATTTCAAAGCGCCAGTAGGAATTGGCAGATGTGCCTGGTGGTGTGGTGCCGTTAGAGACACTAGTGCTGTTAACGGTTAAACCGCCCAATGTGCGAAAGAATGGTTGCGGTTCAAAAGTGTTACCGCGATGTTTAAGTCGGACCAGGACGCCCTGTTCAGGCCGATAGATGTTGCTGGTGACGGTGGGGGCCGGCGCTTGATTGCCGTCGATACCCCAGATCATTGTGCTGATGGGTGCTGATGTAACAGTGCCAGTTCCGAGGGCCCCGTCAGCTCCATAGTTGGATAGAGCTAACGTGCCGCCAGGTGGTGTAACGGAGTTGTTGCTTGTAGTGGTGGCGACTTGCTCGATGGACATCGGGTTCTCGAAAACTTGTATGGCGCCTGCGCAGCTGAATGCTGGGCCTGTATATGTTATCTTGTGGGTTTGGGAGACAATGCGGAAAGTGGATGCGGCCCAAGGGTCGTCGATTGTACTTCCAGGCATGCGGGAAAAGCTGGTTGTGCCCCAGCCGGTGGTGAACTGCGGTGGACGGCCGATCTGGGGGAAAGAGCTGCTGCTGTTGGCAGTGTTGGTGTAGGTGATACTGGTGCCGCTGCCTGATGTTATAACCATGCCGGTGTCGAAGGATGTGACTGTGCCGGGGCATGGCAACCAGGGGTTGAATTGTAGTCGGAATTGGGAGGTGGCGCTGATGGTGTCTGTAGTGTAGAGACAGATGCAAGCGTGCTTGCCTGAGCCACCGTCTGGTATTGAAGGTGGGGAGCGAGGGACGGTGCCCATGAGGCGGCAGCAAGCGTAAGGGTCGGATTTCATGTTCATCGACGCCATCTTTGTGGAGAGGGTGCGAATAACGGTGTCGAGTGTCCGGGGTTGTGAGATAGCGGATGGTTGCGTAGCTTTGCTATTAACCATATTGGTAGTCTGAGGAGGACGGGGGCGACGTCGACGATTGTTAGGGCGATTAGTGTTATTCCGATTATTAGTAGCACAATTGGTTTTATTGCCATTCTGTTTCTGTGGGCGTTTGTTAGGCATTTATGGATGGTTACTGGTGACAGATGTTTATATATTTATGTGTTTTAAAATTACTGGGCCCACACACGCACGGGCCCCATTTGTTTACTTAGTATTTAGAGTTTTATTTTCACGCCTTCGTGCCCGAATTTGCATTTCGAGCCGTAAGGACAACCTTTTCCACTACTGTAGAATTTACACACCTTGGCGATGGGGGCTGTGGGACTGAGCCGCTGCTGTTTGCTGGCTGGGGCAGCTGCTCGCACCACGTAATTGCCGTTCGGTTTTGCCATCACTGCGTTAGTGACTATTGCGTTCTTTGTGACTTTGTCTGCATGGGCTGTGGTCCTCTCAGCATTGAGTCGATCGACGACTACTTGAAGCTTGGGTTCGCCGCAGCCGAAAGCTGTGATGGCGGCCGTATTGAATTCAACGGCCTCTGGATGGTCCATGTCACGTCCGTGGTATTCTGCGAACTGATTACAATAAGCGTGGATAACTCGCATGATGGAACGTGGGTCCTTATTCCAGACGATTTCAGTGAACGGCCAATGGAGCACCTCCTGTTTCTTGATGACGTTGCCGTTGAGGATAGCTGATATCTCTATGACATCTTCATCGCGGATATAATCGATTAGGTTAGCGTACTGGTCCATGGTTTTGACTTTCTTTATCGCGTCATCTAGTGATCGTACTTTCCCTGGCTCGATACCCATATTGTCTGCTATGATTAATACTGTGTCAGTGATGAGGGGAGGGAAGACGCTGGTCTGGTCGGTTTGATACTTTGACCAATAATGGACGTCGCTCTTCTCGTAAGCGCGATGCTTGGCATATTCATCATCAGTGGGAACAGGGTATAATCGCATTACCATGTGCGCCCATGACGATATTACAGGTGTGTTGGGGTCGGTAGCTAAATAACCTAAAGCTTTCCTCCACATAACGACATTTGTGGGTACCAGCTTTGGGGTGGTGGTGACATGTAGTTTTCGGACGTGTCTAGCAACGTCGATGATGGACTCCTCCGTGGTCCATGGGTCTATGAACAGCCGCCCGAGAAAAGATACTGTTTCTCCGGTGGGGACGACTGCAGCTTTGATTAGCATTCCCAAGTCCGCAAATGTGCTTTCGAGTACGTGTGGTTGGACGTAGCTGATGACGCCATCGTCACCTCCAAACAAACCTAGCTTGCTCCAAGATTCGTCTGGGCCGTAGGTTTTACGTAATGCACAATAGTTGCCGTATGCATTAATGCATGTGTTGCGGACAGATGTTTGGGCGGATCCTGACAATGTCTGATATAGATTGTCATACTCAACGCCTTCACTTGTGTAGCCCTTAGCGTAAGCTTCTTTACTGTTAAGTCTTGCGACCTCATCATGGTAGTCTTCGCTGAACGCCCGATAGTACAAAGCGTTCATTAGCACGTAATGTATATAGCCCGTAGACCCGTCACACTTGGACAAGTCTGTTGGTATTAGATACGGGGTGCCTGTGGCGTAATCCATAAGGTTTCGCGATAGCTCACGCGGGTGTTTTCCGAAAGCATACCACTTAAGTGGTTTTAAGAACATTTGGGAGAAGCCATTGACGAACATTCCGAAGCGGAAATTGTGCTCTGCGGGTAATGTAGATATATTCCTAGGGTTCGTTACTTTGGCGTACGTCTCCGCTTTCTGGAAAGACTGCACGTTGGTATTGCCGTCGCAAAAGAATGACTGCAATACGCGGGTTACTTTACTTCTTTGGGTTGCTCTTTTTAGCTGTGCCCATTGCTCTTCGAAGTTATATGGCGTGCATGTGCCTACCATGTCGTTGGGTATGACATAGCTGACAAATTCTGAGAAGAAATGCCAATAGCACGGTGCATAAGTGGTCACGCGGTTCCTCGGCGCTGTGACTCTGCCATCAATGCATGCGACGTCATTGTTGACTGATCGCACGGGTGAGAACACTCCCTGCCATATCGGCGGTGCAACGATTCGGGTGCTGGTTCTGCCATCTTCGAAAACTAGTGGACCTAGTGTCTGGTACGTATTATGTTTGATTACGCACGGGCTGTACGTGATAGGCATGGCCATTGGATTGGCTCTCAGGTATCCGTACACGACACTAGCTGTGTAGACAGGGTTTTGCAGGGCGCTTGATCGCACTATGCGCTCGACATCTGACAGTTGGGGTTTGTCGGTTGCGTAGTAGCGCGCGTGGCATGCTTCCAAAATAGGCTCGGGTATTACCACAGTACTGCATGAGTCGAAATTGGATATACAATATTCGACGACGAGTTTTTGCTCGTTAACCACCTGTCTTTTCATGACAGCATAGTCACCTTGTGCCATTTGTTTCCTACACAAGTGAAAACCCGGGATGAGCCAGGCCAAAGGGGTGTAGAATGTGCGCGAGTGGTTCATGAAAATGACACGATGATGCTGGTCAATCTCCACGCTCTCAATCAAGTACAGCTCAGTGCCATACCATTGGTTGACGTAGAGATGGTCAGTGTCATAATCCCACAATTGGTGCTGATATCGAGCACCTCCATTGACAACGGTGATGATACTGTTGTCTCGCTGCACGCTGAATGTGCTGTCGCCGGTGTTTCCTGCGGGCACATTTGGCACGAACGTATACAGCAACACGTGCTTACCACGCAATACTGTGCGCATATCCACATAATAGTCGACGTCCGTTAGGCGGATGACGTGGTGTGGTGTCAATGCGTTGTGAACTGTTTTCCATGACAAGTCTTTGCCGTTGTAAACTGAGTGGTTACCATCAACTTTACCAATTTCAGTTTTCGACATGCTGTATGAATATACTCTCTTACCGATAGATAGGGTAAAAGCATCACATAGGGTATTTGCGCGGCATCTGTTTGTTGCTGCTAACTTGTGACTATGGTTTGAAACTTTATGTTCCATGGCCATGTCCACCTTGCATGCTTTAAATTGTCGTCGATAATCGACAGCAATTTCCGACGATAAGTAATGGGCACAAATGTCGAATGCACGCTGTTTTACACTCGGCCCGTAAACGGACCAAATGCTTTTAGCTAACCGATTTCCTAGATATGCGGTGGCGACAGTTATTCCGCCAGCCGCAACGTATTTCAGAAAAGGTTGTTGTTTTAAAGCCTCGTATGAGTACAACGCGAATGGCGTTCTATACGTGGCGACGTTACATGAGTACAATGCCAATGTAGACATTCTATGCAATTCAGGTTTAAATACTA